GCTTTTCTAATTCCATTCATCGGATCTAAGTCTTTTGCTTTCCTAGTCATAGCTCCGACAGAACCAAAAAAAGAATCCTGGAAAGCCTGGAGTTTATCGTGCATTCGGATTTCTATTTCTTCAATCACTGCCTGGAGTGCTTCGACTAGAACGTCATCGCTTTCCTCTGACTGAACCCATGTGGTCCATTTCTTCCGACTTAATTCGGCAATATAGTTAGACAGAAAAAAATAAAACACTGTCCAAATGCTAGCATATATCAATAACGTTACTGCGTCAATCTCCATGCATTTACAATGGGACCTACTTTATTAGACTAGTGAAACAAAATTCGGTGTAGGTCCGTTAAGGAGAAAACTCACCTAATGCGCTAAGATCATCAACACCGAGTGTTTTAAGAATATTAGATATTACTGAGTCAGTACCCTCTTCAGCAGCACCGAGTAAATTGCCTAGTTCCCCTTTGGCCAAAGCAGCAAGTACGATAGGAGTGACGACTATAGATACTGCTTTGACCAGTTCCCCCGACGCGGGTCCAGCTAAGAAAGCTGTTGTTGCATTGGTGCTTGCAAACTTATCAACTGCTTCTTTCTGGGCCTTTGTCACTTTCTTTAATTCATACCCCTCAGGTACAAGAACGTAAGCCATTATTTGTTAGCCCTTAATCTTGCTTGTACTTCAGGGTCAAATAATCCAGTTGTAAATGCTCCTGGTTTAATTTTTGATAAATCTATTTTTGGGAATAATCCAAACTCAAAAGGTTTCTTAGCTGCAAATTCTTCTGCTGCTGTTTCTGCACTCTTAGGGAAAAATGGGACCACATCAGTACCCATGCCTAATGGTACCGTTGGTCCTGTATGCTTCGGTGTAGTTCCTGTTGGTCTAGTACCGCCTAGTCCAGGTAAACTAACGAATAAACCCTCAGGAAACAATGGCGCAATATCCATATCAGTTCCAGCCGGTCCTAATGTAAAACCCTGGGTAACTGGTTTAGGATCCTTTTCATCAGGAAACTGTTTTTGTAATTGTTTTATGGCAAATAATCCCAATGGAATAGCTAATAGTGTACTGATCTTACTCATATTAGTCCCGTTTCTTTTCCTGTAAGATATGTAAGCACCAATCTAACAAGTAACTGTTCAACTGTTCTGCTGTCATTAAGCCACTTCGGGAACTCAACATGATATATCTTTTGCGTCATTTAACTTTCTTAGACGCAGCTAATAATGTTTTATTTAGATCTAATAGTTTTGGTTGACTCATTGGTACCAGGCTATCTGCATGGCCCAACTTATCTAGCATTAAATCATACATTGCATTATTACATGTCTTTAGTTTGCGCTTTACCTGTGTTTTAGTTAGTTTCTTTTTAGGCATATATCCTCCCTGTAATGGTGCATCCTATTGTATCTGCTGCATCGTTTGCCTCAAATTGTAATTGGAATCTAGCATATGGGGGTATCAATACTTTCATTGGTGCGCCAAAGGGCATCGTTAATGATGAAGTAATACCGTTATCAAATTTTGATTCGTATCCCTCTTCTCCATCCATTATAACAGTAGTTGATACTTCTGCAGTACTTTTCATATTACGGCCAGCAGCAATCTCTACTACAGCATAGTAAGCGCCATTAGTATGGTCAAACATTATAATGCTTGAATTATCTACTACTGCTTGGTTATTACCAAAGATATGGTCCCCTACTACGTTTAATGAAGTTCCAGTTCCGACTGGATTGCTTGAACCTAACATCATGTTAGGACCTCTAAGCGAATTGTGCTGTTACTACTACGTCTATTGCTGCGTTGGTTGTAGTTGCTATTGCAAATTCACAGGAGTTTCCTGATGTAACTGCTAAGTCAGTATCATATTGAACAAAATTCATATTGGATCCTGTAGAAGTTCCCATTGTCATTTGTCCACCAGTTGCGAAAACTGCATCACCATCTTTCATAGCGTTTCCACTGATCTTAATTAATCCACAGAACTCTTCTCCAGCTCCATCACAAGCTAATGCGATAGATAAGGACTTGATGCTTGATACACCTGTTGGTACTGTGAAAGAGCTGCTTACGCTAGCTCCAGCCAAATTGTCTAAAGCTTGAAAGCTTGATGTTGCGCTTAGACCACTTTCAGATCTACTTATTACGATTGCCAAATTTATTCCTCTATAGTTTTACACGTACAGGTCCTAGTTTAGCGAGTGTACCGCTAGCGAACCCTTTTGCTGCTACCTTTGCTATAGCTGCTGCACCGAGTGTACCGATGATTTTTTGCTTGTTACCGAGTACTGAAGCACTCATTTCGTTAACTGCACCAGACAAATTACCGTTTAGGGCTGTCTGTAATGCATTTGCGAATCCTGTAGATTGCGCTAAAGATAGAGCTGTACCAGCTTCTATTGCGCTTATGTTAAATGATTTCCTAGCTCTACGTCTAGGAGCCTTGCGTCTTGCTGCCATATACTCAATAATGAGTAATTGTATTTAAGCTTAACCTACGCTTTTTTGAGTAGAATGTTAATGTATATATACAATAAGATCCAGTTAATTATATGGGCGATAAGAAATTATCATTTGGAGTGAAACCATCCATGAAAGAAGTTTCACCAGGACAGCATGCCATAATAGAAATTGGCAAATTTGAAGAATGGGATACAGTTGAAACTGAGTGGGGTGATAAGTATAAGATTAAAATTAATCTTTTCTCACATCCCTCTTACGAATCCTTACCTAAAGCCGGCCAATGGGTTGACTGGGTTAGCAAATGTAAAGTTGCAGAACAGTTGTATAACTATTTCTATGAAGAAAAAAATGTTATGAAAACCTTTGACCATAACGCTGGTAAACAGTTTGATGGCAAATGGAAGCTTGAGCGATGGGAAACGGGTGAATACTGGTTGGAGCAGCAATAATGCGTAGACAATGCACATTGTGTAAGCAAGAATTTTTACATCGTAGTGTGGAAAAGTTCCATGATCATCTAAATGTTTGTACACAATGCCAGGATGCAATAACTAAAATAGTTAAAGCTGGATGGATTAGGCATTGAACTTACTAATCTGTCGTTTTTAGTTTAACACTAGAAAAGGATTAGGAAAGTAAAAAGGTAAGGAAATGTACTCTAGGGCGACTTAGAGTGCATTTCCCAGCCTTTAAACGAGTTATAATGGGGTATTTAACTCTACTTCAACCCTAACTTTCCCGTATTACCTGGCTCTTGTTTGGGTTTTTCGGGCTTAATCTGACTCACTATACCCCCTAAACCACTCTTATTTGCTGCATATTCCACTAACATACTTGTCCAGTCCCCATCTTTAGCAGCTTTTCTAATTCCATTCATCGGATCTAAGTCTTTTGCTTTCCTAGTCATAGCTCCGACAGAACCAAAAAAAGAATCCTGGAAAGCCTGGAGTTTATCGTGCATTCGGATTTCTATTTCTTCA